AGCTGACCATATAGTAGATGGGTATAAGGTGTTTAAACAAAATCATTATGAACACTTCAATGATGATTTAGGAATAGATGAAAACGATTATGAAGTGGAACAGGAGAAATACAATGTTCAATCCGAAGACATACAACCTATTGCTGTCGACAGATATCTCGAACGCTTTGGAAAAAGCCGTAGAACACCTAGATAACAGCGAGTCAATGTCTCCGTCTGTTTTTGTTAAGCACGACAATGCTTTTGCTATGCGTATGCGTATGTATAAGTACATAAAAGCTTTTAAGGAACAGATGAAAGACAAAGAAAATGTAGATGAAAATAAATATAATCATTTAATTTTGACTAGTAATACAGACGGAATTATGATAACATCTTCATTGGAAAATGAGCCTTTAATTTTAACAAATGAAAGGGGGGAGAAACTATGAGAAAAGAAACTGAAAAAGATAAGATGTTTATGGAGTGCATTGATCTAATGCGTGAAACCATAGAGAAAATGTCAGATAAATATCCACTAGAAGTAGTGAATAATGCTTTGATAGAATTGGGATTGCGTATGTCAATGATACAAGGAGGCAGTTATCATACCATCAGAATATTCGCAGGTGTTATGCAAAACATAGCCACCTTCGGACAACTGATGGAAAAGGATATCGCTGAAGCTATAAGATCTGGAGAGAAACCCGATCCTTTTGATGATTGGGAATACTCTGGAACTAAAAAAACTTTACATTAAAATAGTTGTTGACAGGTGTCAGTAAATAATATAAGATGTAAATAATATAAGGAGAAGTGTGTGATGAAGTATGATGTAACGACATCTCATTGTTTTACACAGCATTGGGAAGTGGAAGCCAGAAGCAAAGAACAAGCGGGGAAAAAAGTAATGACAGGGGATATTAAATTTGATAAACCTTCCCGAACTTATGTGTCAAATAAATTAGCTAGAACATTAGTGACAATTCCAGATGCCAAAGTTTTATCGGTAGAACTTGTGCCTAATCAACCCATCAAACCTCAATGGGATACTATTGATGGAGCAGATGGTGAAGAATGGTAGAACTTTTTCAAGATTATTCTGGAATTTTATTAGCCATATGCGTGGTTGCTATGGTTTTTGCAATATATTTAAAGGAATAAAGATATGCCTAAGAAAAAAGAAAAAGAAACAGTAGAAGAATTGGTCATACCAACGGAGCTGTTGGAAAAAGACCCAATTGAATTAGCAGATAATGAAAATGATATTAAGACTATCATCAGTTATTTAAAAAAGACTAGAGAAAATATACGAGCAGCAGAAAAAGCTGGCAAAAGAATTACAAGTAAGTCAGCTAGGGTGAAAGCACCCGAACCTGTGGGGGATAATATACTAGATGTATTAATAGATAATGTATAATTATATTCCCAAAACTTTATATGATTCTTTATTAATGCAAGCAAGAGCAGATATATTAACAGCAAAGGCTACATTGCAAATTTATTTTGAAAAATCTGTGGGTATCGGTGAACACCCACAACATACGGAAGAAATGGGTAAACTATTAGATAAGGTGGCGCAAGCTGAAGATAGAAGATCAGTTCTTGAACGGCATTTCCAAGACACTTATGGAGATATGAAAAATGAATCGAAGAAACGATAGAATAAAAAAGGAATGGTTGTTGATGATAAAACATACCCAACTGTTTCTGTATTTAGTAGGAGCATTGATCGGAATGAGTCTGATTACTTTATTGGTGCTATTAATTTAAACTAAAGGAATGTGTGATGAAACAACCAGTCAAATTAAAAAAATATGTTTATGATGAAGATAATCCCCGTCAAATAATTTGGGATTCTTCAAGTCTATCTACATTTTTAGCGTGCCCTAGACTCTATAATTTATCTAACTTATTAGGATATAAGTTAAAGATGTATGCTCCCGTTACAGGATTTGGATCAGCTGTTCACGATGGGTATGAAGTATTAGACAGATGTAAATTTGAAAAGAAAAATAAAGAAGAAGCTGTGCTTGAAGCAGTAACTCACATCATAAAAGAATGTGGGGAAGATTTAAATAAGTCACAAGATAAGGCGCGTGGACTTGAGGCGGCAATGAGAGCTGTAGTATGGCGAGCAGAAGAATATTGGGAAGATACTTTAAAGATTGCAACTATGCCTAATGGTGCCCCCTGTTTAGAGCAGAGGTTTGAAGTTCCATTTGGTACACAAGGTCATAGGTTGTCGGGTCGGATTGATAAGATCGTGGAGTTGGATAATCGTTTATACTTATGTGACACCAAGACCACCAAGACTTCTTTAACGGATTTATATTTTAGAAATTTTCAACCTAATAATCAGATCTATGCTTACATATGGGCGGCGAGAAATATATTGGGATTGGATATCGCAGGTTTTATTGTTGACGCTATACAAACAGGAGTTAATTTCTGTAGATTTAATAGAAGTATATTTAATGTATCACAAAAATCCATTGATGAATGGTATATAGATGTACAATACGCCATTGGTTTAGCTGATGCATATAGTGTTAACGAATATTATCCCGCGAACTTTACATCGTGCGGAAATTATGGTGGATGTAAATTTAGAGAAGTGTGTGCGGAATCTCCCGATCACAGAAAAATTATATTAAATGAGGATTTCATAAAGGAACTTCACGCTGATTTAGTGGTGGATAATGTTATTCACGTTGATAAAAATATTTTTAAACAAAAGAAAAATAAATGAAGTTAATAATTTTATTGCTATTTTTATTCAGTTTAAATGGGTGTGCCTTTATGGTTGCAAAAGAAACGGCTAAAGTTATTGATACTGTTTTGGAAGATGATCCTAATCCAACAAAGAAGGAAAAGATATTAAAGAAACAACAAAGCAAAATGAAGTCAAACAAAAATAAAGCGCGGGAATTTTATTGCAATAAAGTAAAAGACCCGATAAAATGTAAGGATTTAGAATGAAAAAAGAACAGAACCAGGCAGAAAAAAATTGGGATAGTTTCCTTCCATTTTATTCACAATGGTATTGGCAAGAGGCGTTGATGTATCCATATGAAAAAACGAAAGTATATTATCACGGACCGCGTGAAGAATGGATGAATCTTATGGAGGATGAAGATGAGTAAGGCAGACTTAAAAAGAAAAGGACATAAGGGCAGGCGTAAGGTCGGCTCACAAAAGAGACGCAATCGTAGGCGTATCCGTTTAGGATTAAAGGTACGAAGAAAATAGTTGTTGACAATTATTTTATTTATGATAGACTATGAAAATTATAGGAGACAAAAACATGGCAAGTATTAAAGATCATATATCAACTGATGTAACTAAACTGTTACTCGTAGGAGATAGTGGTTCTGGAAAGACGGCTTCATTAGCGGCATTAGCCAATGCAGGATATAATTTACGTATCTTGGATTATGATGACGGCTTGGCTATTCTTCCAGAATTTCTAAAACCTGATGCAGTAGACAAGGTTAGTTATGTTACGTTGAAAGACCCGATAGGAAAAGCGGACGCTTTTCGTAAAGGGGTTAACCTTATTTCCAATTGGAAAGATAAGGAAGAAGAGTTTGGACCTGTTGGTAAATGGACATCTAAAGATGTGTTGGTTATCGATAGTTTAACCTTGATGGGTGAAGCGGCTTTGAGGGGGGCACTTGTATTTAATAACAAGAAGCCGACCGATCAAGCTAGTCAACCCGAATGGGGAACAGCCGCGCGTGATGTCCAGCACATCATTCAATACCTAACGGGTTCAGAAGTTCCGTGTAATGTGGTAGTGACAACACATATGCAATACATGGAAGGTGACATGGGTGTGTCGAAAGCATATCCAACTAGTGTCGGTTCAAAATTATCTACTAAAATTGGTAGATATTTTAACTGTGTATGCAGAATAGATACTAGAAGTTCTAGTAAAGGTGTCGAGAGAACTTTACGTACAGTGTCGGATCACCGCATGGATCTAAAGGTAACGGCTCCAAAATTAATTGAGCCCAATACTGTGTTGGATCTTGCGAAATTGTTTGATTCGATTCAAAAAAATGCTCGACAAAGATTATCCAATAAGGATAATGTAATCAACATCAAGACAGGAGGCAAATAATGGCTGATGTTACTGACTTTTTAGCAATGAATCCAGAAGATATTGCTGATACAATCACTCTGCCTGAGGGTAGTTATGATTTTGTTATCACAAGCTATCGCACGGACAGAGTTGGTGAAAATCAAAACCAAATTGTGCGTCTCAACTGTAAAGCACAAGCAGTTCTGGAATCTGATATCACTGATGCAGATCTAGAGAACTGTGACGGCACTCGGTTGGAATTTTGGGCAACCAAGAAAGCACTTAGACAGGGCAATCCTGTCATTTCGCTTAAAGCTTTTCTGACAAAGACACTCGGTATGAGTGGTAATTCTTTTGGGGAAATGCTTGAGCAGACTATCGGTCAATCGTTTAGTGGTATCGTTAAGCACGAAATGGTTGGGCGCAATAAAGATATATTGCAAGCTTCAGTATCTAGGATATTGGCTAAGAATTAATATATCATGGGTGAGTATGCTGTAAGAAGACGTGTTTCATCTCAGTTAAAAGAAGGGGCGAAGATCGCTATCGTGATGGACTTCCCTTCTTCCAATGAGGTACGTTTAAATAAAATACTTGCAGGAGATTTTATTATTAATAAAATTTGTAGAATGGCAGGGATACAAATAGAAGATTGCATGCTCACCCACACCTTTCAATTAAAACCTGCGCAAGATAATTTACAAAATTTTTTTCACAAGAGATCTGAATATAAGGCTTTGTGCAAAGAGAGTGAGTGGCGCTCCTCCTATCCAAATACCACCTCTGGTTACCTCAAGCAGGAGATGGAGCAAGACTTACAACGTTTGTACGATGAACTCAATGAAACAAATCCCAATGTCATTATAGCAATGGGAGGCGTTTCATTGTGGGCGTTGACAGGATTTGACAAAGTTAAAACATATCGTGGCGCTATCATACCTTCCAACTCCCCTCATTTAAATAGAGAATTTAAAATAATAACTACTTATCCTTCGCATACAGTGGCAAAGAATTATGATTTTAGAGCACATCTTTTTTCAGATTTTAAAAAAGCTAAAAGAGAATCAGAAATTAAAAGTATTAATTACATAGATAGAAAGTTATGGATTGAACCAACCATAGATGATTTGTATACGTTCAAAGATAAGTATATAGATTCATGCGGTGAACTTAATCCTTTATCTTTCGATATAGAAACAGCGGAAGGGCAGACTAGGTGTATTGGATTTGCCCCCTCTTTAAGACACGCTATTGTTGTACCGTTTTGGATGCCCAACCCACATTTTAAAAATTATTGGTCACCCAAGGATGAGGTTAAAGCATGGGCATGGGTTAAAGATTTATTGGAAAACGAAAACATAATTAAGGTCGCACAGAATCAAACTTATGATGTGTCGTGGTTATCATTTAA